GACTATGAGCTTCATCTTGAAGTTCTCAACATTCAGGTTCTCTCAGAAGCTAGCTTTGGGTACGGATTATTTTCTTTATAATTTAAAGAAACGGTTGACATTCTTCACGGAATGTTATATAATGCACATAATAAATAAAACGAATGCCCACTTAGGCCAATTGGTTAGAGTCAACGGACTTAAAATTCGTAAAGTGTCGGTTCGAGCCCGACAGTGGGTACATTGAAGACTTCTGGAGTATAAATAACTCATATTGAGATTTTATACTTCAGGAGCTTCCTATCTACTACACGATCTATAGAATAACCAACAACATCAATCGTAAGATGTATGTTGGAAAGCATCAGACTGACAATCTAGACGATGGCTACATGGGTTCAGGTAAAAACATCCGAGCAGCTATTAAGCTATACGGTGTCGAGAACTTCCACAAAGAGATTCTCTTCGTATTCGATAATGAAGCGGAGATGAACCAAGCAGAAGCTGAGATTGTAACGGAAGAGTTCATTCTGCGTGATGACACATACAACCTCTGCATTGGAGGTCAAGGTGGTTTCAGTCACATTAACAAAAACGTAGATATGTCAGCTGTTAGACATCAGAATGGAAAGAATAGCACAAATCATGTTCAAAATTTCAATTCTGAATCACATAAGAAGTCTAAAGAAACTTTGAGTGCAAATTTACGTTCTGGAAAAACTCAAGTTTCCAAAAATCTAATCAGATCTTTTTCTCCAGAAGTTCTTCAGAAGATTTCAGAAAAAGCATCTATATGTCAGAAAGGTGTGGGCAATTCACAATTTGGTTCCATGTGGATTACTGATGGAATAAATAGCAAAAAAATTAAGAAAGACGTTGACCATCTCCCAGAGGGATGGTATAAAGGACGTAAATAATAAGCCGGCGAGCATTGGTATGCAGAGGGAGCTTATACCTCCTTTGCACTAGATGAGTGTCTTTGAGAGTGTTCGATTCACTCCGTCGGTACCAAGGCCAGTGGACGGGACGGTAACGTGACTGTTTGCAACGCAGATGCCTCGAAAGAGACCCGGTTCGACTCCGGGGCTGGCCTCCAATCCTCCTAGACGAAATGACATAATGATCCGCAATTCCCAAGAGTTCATTCTCGAGATTGAGAAGCTCGTCAAGACTTCTAACCTCAATTACCTGGAAGCGATCATGGTGTACGTTGAGAAATACGACGTCGACCCTGAACTGATCGCATCCATCGTGCGCAAGAACCCCAATCTCAAAGGGAAGCTTCAAGAAGACTGCATGAAGCTGAACCTCGTAGAGAAGATCCGGACGATTCCTGGTCTATGAAAATCGACTCGCCATACACGGCTTACCTCGATTATCTTGCACTTAAACGTCACTTCACGGTTGACAGTTACGACTTTTTTAAGTATAATGGCAAAGTCAATGCGGGTTATGCTTCCTTTGAGAAGCGCAAAGACCGCTACCATTTCGAGAAGCTCTCGAACAAAAGACACCCTCACGAAATTCTGCTAGCCAATCTATCCCATGATCCGAACATGTGGATAGGTGACATCGTCTCGAATGAAGACAATTTCAAGGCATGGCGACGCACAGTGTCTTCGCTCGACTACGTGTTTAGCGAAGACACAAAGAAATTTGATTATGATGACTTTGATATCCAGTTTCGGGTTCAAGGTGGTGATCATCCTCCAGCATTGAAGAAATTCTTGCATGGAGAAATCACGAAAGAGACGCTTATAATATTGAACAGCATCCTTAAGTTTACACCTCACTGGAATAAACAGATTGATGACACTGTTGTGTGGCCGAATATATTTTTCAATCTGAAGAAGTATTCTTCGTTTCTTAACGTGGACATGTATAAATACAAGGCGATCTTGCAAAAGAACGCATCGTAACATACACTTACACATCGAATATACAAATACACGAAGGATATACAAATGGTAGATTTTAGCCAGCTCAAGAAGTCACGTACTTCTTCTCTCGATGCACTCAACTCGAAGCTTGCATCGATGTCAAACAATAACGACAAATCCAAAAAAGATGAACGCTTCTGGACTCCCACTGTGGACGAACAGGGCAACGGCTATGCCGTACTTCGCTTCCTGCCTGCTCCGGCTGGCGAGGACGATCCCTTCATCCGCATGTTCGACCACGGCTTTCAAGGCGTTGGTGGTTGGTACATCGAGAACTCCCTTACAACTATCGGTGAAGATGACCCAGTCGGTAAGCTGAACAGCGAACTCTGGAACAGCGGCATTGATGCTAACAAGGATGTAGCTCGTAAGCAGAAGCGTCGACTACACTTCATCTCGAACATCTACGTCGTAAAGGACTCAGGTAATCCTGCCAACGAAGGCAAGGTATTCCTGTGGAAGTACGGCAAGAAACTCTTCGAGAAGATCACTGACGCAATGAACCCGAAGTTCGAGGATGAAGATCCGACGAACCCATTTGACCTCTGGGAAGGGGCCAACTTCAAGCTCAAGATTCGTAACGTAGAAGGCTACCGCAACTACGACAAATCTGAGTTCGATCGTCAGTCGGTACTCGGCGGATTTGAAGACGAGAAGCTCGAAGCAATTTGGAACCAAGAGCACTCGCTCAAGGCGTTCCTTGACAAGAGCAACTTCAAGTCATATGACGATCTGCAGAAGCGTCTCAACAAGGTTCTCGGCCTTGACGTACCTGCTCCGAGCCGTGAACCGGTTCAGGAACAGAAGGAGCCTAGCAAATCTACTGCTTCTGCTCCTAAGAAGGAAGAGGATAACCCGTGGACATCTGACGATGATGACGCGGATCTCGAGTTCCTCAAGAAACTCGCATCGGACGACTAAAACTAGGGAGCTTCGGCTCCCTTTTTTGTGTTGACAATTCTTTCAATTTATGATATGATTAATTCAATAAATGGAAAGGAAGTTTCATGGAGTATGATTCACCGTTCTTTGTTGAAGACGATGGAGGCCGAGCCCAAGCTGGCTATAAGGCTGGCAACGTCGGAGACTGTGTAGTACGAGCAATTGCTATCGCAACGCGCGGCGACTACAAAACGATCTACAAGGCACTCTCCCGGAAAGGATCGAGTGCACGAAACGGGGTCCTTCCCGAGATCTATGACACCTATCTCAAGGAGAACGGGTGGGAGTGGGTCTCGTGCATGAAGGATAAACATAAGCGAGTCCACCTCAACGACTACGAGCTCCCCTTGCGTGGACGACTCATCCTCCGACTCTCAAAACACGTAACTGCCTGGATCGACGGTAAGCTATACGACAATTATGATTGCTCCCGTGGCGGTAAGCGAATGGTCTACGGGTACTACAGAAAGAAACAATGAAGAACATATTCCTTGACCTAGACGGCGTCATGGCCGACTTTGAAAAATACTTTGAAGACCACTTCGGCTTCAAGCACAACACGGTTTCCGATGCTGAGATGTGGAAGCACATTGATGCTCACGCGAACTTCTTCGGTTCACTGCCTCCAATGCCGGGTGCGATAGATTTCTTCTGGAACCTAAACAACACCCGTGGCTATGATGACCTATTGGTCTTGACGGCTTGCCCACGCACGAACTACGCGAAGGCTGCACGACAGAAGATCGATTGGGTCCATAAGCATCTCGACAAATCCATTCACGTGCTTCCTGTTCTTGGTGGAAAGAACAAATGTCTCTTTATGAAAAGACCAGGAGACATTCTGATCGATGACTTCGAGAAGAACATCTTGCCGTGGAGATATCTTGGCGGTCTCGGTATTGTTCACCGCACGTTTGAAGACACGTGGGAGCAACTAAAGGAGTTTGAAGTTGGAAGTTGACTACACTGTTGGCGATGAGGTCGTCTGCATCGACCCTCACCTAATGGATCAAGATGGGACTGAACATCCATCCGGTCTTGAACTGAATAAGATCTATCGAGTCGTGGCTATGAAGATGGGCGGCGGCTTCTATTACCGACAAAGACATTCCGACATGGTCCTCACAGAAGTGGCAGGTGTACAAAATCCACGGCGGATGCAAATGAAGAATGCCGATCCATTCTTTGCAGCCACACGCTTCAAGAAGGTACTGAAGAAGGAGACAGACATCAGCATCTTCACAGGAATGCTCAAGAAGAAACAACTGGAGAAGGTATGAAATACAAACCGGGCGATAAGATCTTCGTGAAATGGGACGGCAAAATCGTCGAGCAGGAAATTCTCTGGATACGTGGTGAAGAAGGCCGACAGTACTATCACACAGACCACGATGACTATTTCAGCGATGAGACGGTTCTCGGTCAGGTGATCGACGGGAAGAAAGTTCTGAACCAGGACGTCATCAATGCGAAAATTCGAGAGCGTGCTCTACTCGAGAAAGAAATGCAGACGATCCTAGAATGGGCCGAGGCTCTTTAACTTTTTTCATAAAAGTTCATTTCATGGGTTTACATCTTTAAGATATCGTTTATATTAATCTCATAAACGAAATCGGAAAGGAACTCGAAATGCTAATCCAGATGAACCTCGAAAACACCCGGTCCTACAAAACCAAGAAGAACCTCGACAAGGCTCTTGAGCGCTTCGGCTTCAATACGCACCGCCACCTGGTGGCATGCAAGGACGACGGCACCTTCACTGCGATCTTTCCGGCTTCGAATTTTCGAGACGGTGGCTATATCGGTCTTTATTCGCAACACGGCTTCATGACTTTCGGTTGATCCGGAAGTCTTTTGTAGGAGAATGAAAATGCAGATCGTAAAGAGCGACAAGCCTTACAAGGCAACCTGGTCCGGCGAGCGTGCAGAATGCACCGTCCATCACTTCGACAGCAAGCGCTTTGGCCTTCGCATGGTGGTTCACAAGTGGCTCGACCGAGGAGTCACGACCTACAAGTTCTGTGATGGTGATGGCCGCAGCGACGACTTCACCGTTCATCTAGAGGCTTCTGTCTATGAAAATTAATCTTGACGAGTGTACCGACGACTGGTACGCTACTAACAAAGACAGTGACTTTGTAAAACGCAATCCTGACAAGTTGCGTCATTTCGTTTCCCTCAAAGGAGACCTCCCATGCTCCATCCACAAGGTGGAGATGGAAACTCGTTGGAACCGTATCGAGGTGTTCACTCTACACCATAGCCTGGATATCCTGCGGCTACAAAACGTCTTTGAAAAGGTCTTCGTCGTGGAGGGAGTCGAGTACGTCTTCGACTGCGTGAAATCGTGGGACTACGTCGAGTCTGGATACGGTTATGACGAGACTCCCGTAGACTCCCATTACGCGTACTTGTCACTGGTCTATCGAGACCAAAAGAGACCGGGATGAGCATTCAAATTTCATGAAAGAAAGTGCATTATCTTGCATTTATAAGTTGACAAATCCCCGAGATAGTTTATATTAAAATTATCAAAAGGGAAAAGGAAACCAAAATGCTTACCAAGTTCATCCTCGTCGCATCTGGCTCGATCATCACTCCTAAGCTCGACATCAACGTCTGGGAAGATTTTGCACCGAACGCTCGCACAACCGCCGAGAAAATGGTCGCCAAGCTTGCTCTTGCCGGCTACTTTCAGTTCACTCTCTACGACGTGCAGGACGAAAATAATCACAAGACGATTGCAACCTTCACGGTTGAAGTTCCTGCACCAGTCGTCTCCATGAAGATCAAGGGAGAGTGAAATGACCATCATGAAAACAGCAGACGGCCCTAAGAACATCAACGTCGGTGACTGGGTCGGCTTTAAGTCCGACATCGAGCA